GACATGGTGTCGGCGAAGCAAGAGGCCGAGCTGCGCCCGCAGCTGGAATACCTGTACGAGGTGCTGGTGCGCTCCGAGCTTGGGCACATGCCAGACGATTTCCGCTTCGACTTCAATCCGCTCTGGCAGCTCTCCGAGACCGAACAGGCGACCGTCGAAAAGACGCGAGCCGAACGCGACCAGGTCTATCTGAACGCCGGCGTGGTCACCGAAGGGCTGGTGGCCAGGGAGCTGAAAGAGCGCGGCACCTACCGCAACATGACCGACGACGACATCGATCTAGCCGAGGAACTCGCCAAACCGATGGACGAGAACGGCGAGGTCGGCAAGACCCCGGGCGCAAAACCGCCGGAGGGCGGCGAAGGCGGCGACGATGACGAGCAAGTCGCCGGCGTGGCGCAGGGCGGCAAGGCAGCGCCGGCCACATCCGGGGGCGAGTAATGGCCATCATCGAGCTGCGTCATGTGGTGCGCGCCATGCCTCACGGCGACCGCCTGCGGAAGCGGCGCGGCCGGCTGCTCAAGCCGGTCAAGCCATCCCATAAGGTGGAGCTCTGGTACAAGCAGCAGCTGCTCGCCATCGTGGCGCAGCTCCGCAAGATCGCCCGGGAGGAACTACTGCCCGAGCTGAAGCGGATGGAGCCGCTCTACGCCACCGGCGACGGCATCACGCGAGACGCCAAGGTTCGCCGCAGGCCGTTGGATCACCTGTTTCAGCGTATGAGCGCTGCCATTTCCAGCGGCATTGATCAGACCGCCAACCGGCTCGCCGCACTGGCCGTGCAGCGCAGCGCCGACACGGTAGATGACCGCCTGAAGGCTGCCATCAAGTCGTCGGTGGGCGTCGATATTTCGCCGGTCCTGACAAAGTCCGGGCCGATCCTCGACGCGATGCGGGCGGCCACGAAGGACAACATCGACCTGATCACGTCCATCCCGGAGCAGTACTTCGAGAAGCTGGGCGACGCCGTCGGCAAGAACATGGAGCGCGGCATGCGCTTCGAGGACCTGGCGAAGGAGATCGAGCGCATCGGCGACGTGACCGAAAGCCGCGCCAAGCTGATCGCCCGGGACCAGACCAGCAAGATGAACGGCGCCTTCAACAAGGCCCGGCAGACGTCGCTCGGCATCGATCGTTACGTCTGGCAGACCTCCAGCGACGAGCGCGTCAGGCCGGAGCATGACAGCAATAACGGCGAGATTTTCCGGTGGGACAGACCGCCGGCGACCGGCCACCCCGGGCACGACGTGAATTGCCGATGCGTGGCGATCCCGTACTTCGACCTGGACAAAGAAGAGGAGCTTCTGGGGCTATGACCAAGAAGACGATTCAGGCCCGCGACTTCATGTCGCTGACCAGCCGGCAGATGACCGCCGAGGGCTACATGGTGGCCCCCGGCAATCTGGCCCGCACCGGCGTGCAGGACTACCGGGCCTACGAGCTGGGGCTGGACGCCGACGGCATGGACCCGATGAAGGTCATCCGGCTGCACCGGCCGCCCGAGGAGGTTTTCGACGCGGCCAGCATGGCCAGCTTCGAGAGCAAGCCGATCACGATCGAGCACCCGCCCGTAGCGGTGACCGCCGACAACTGGACCGACCTCGCCAAGGGCGAAGTTCGGGACGTTGCCCGATCCGGCGACCTCATGACGGGGACGCTGCTGATCAAGGCGAAGGACGCCATCGAGGCGCTGCAGTCAGGCAAAGCGCAGCTCTCGAACGGCTACACCTTCGAACTCGACATGACGCCCGGGACGACGGCCGACGGCCGCGCCTACGACGGCGTCCAACGAAACATCCGCGGCAACCACGTAGCACTGGTGGATGCCGCGAGGTGTGGTTCGGCTTGCCGAATCGCTGATTCTCAACCAAAACTGGAAGGAAATACGATGCCCGACGCAAAGCGCAAAGTCACCGTTGACGGCATCCCGCTGGAGGTGGAAGACACCGCGGCGGGCGTCATCGACACCCTGATCAAGCAACGCGACGAAGCCCGCGATGCTCTGACTCCCCTGAAAACCAAGGCAGCCGAGGCCGATGGCCTGAAGGCTGCGCTCGACAAGGCGCACGCCGACATCGAAGCCCTGAAGAAGGACGTCATCACCCCCGAAGCCCGGGATGCGATGGTCGCCGAGTGGGCCAAGCTGATCGGCGACGCCAAGCGCCTCGTCCCCGACCTGACCACCGACGGCAAGACCTGCCTCGCCATCCGCCGCGAGGTGATCGGCACGCTGGTCGGCAAGGATGCCACCGCCAAGGCCGTGGCCGATGCCGTCCTGGCCGGCAAGGCGCTCGACAGCGCCGAACCCGAGGTCGTGCGCGCCACCTTCAACGCTCTGGCCGCCGCGGTGAAAACCGAGGCCAACGACGCCGAAGTCAGCGCCAACGATGCCGCCGTCGCCGATGCCCTCACCGGCGCCGGCAAGGCTGCAACCGATTCCAAGACTGAACTGACTGGCCGCGAGAAGTTCCTGGCCCGCCAGTCCCAGGCCTGGCAGCAGTAACCGAGTCCATCCACCAACCTGAAGGAGATTGGCAATGTCCAAACCCGACCTGAGCACCTATGGCGGTCGCCTCCGTGACCTCGGTTACGCCGGCCAGATCGTCGATACCAACCCCGCGACCATCGAGTCCAAAACCAACGAAGCGGCCACGGCCATCGACTACGGCATCGCCGTTGCCCGCGGCGCTGCCGACGACACCTGCAAGGCCCCGACCGCCGACGGCGACAAGCTGATCGGCATTTCGGTGCGCCATGCCATCCGCCCGGCCGACTCGTCCAACAACGTGACCTACGGCCAGCGCGACAGCGTGCCCATCCTGCGCGACGGCTACGTCTATGCGGTGGCCTACGAGAACGCCGTCCGCGGCGACACCGCCATCAGCGTGACGGCCCAGAGCGGCAAGATCGGTTCCACCACCGGCGGCGCTGCCGGTGCCGGCCGCATCGCCCTGGACGGCACCAGCGGCAAGCCCAAGGTCACGTGGGAAACCACGACCACCGCCGGCCAGATCGGCATCCTGCGCGTCAGCTAACCGCGTCCGTCACCAAGCATGAGGCCACCTTCGGGTGGCCTTTCTTTTTCCAGAAAGGGAAATCCATGCCTATCAAGAAAATCCAGCTGGGCGACGGCCGCGTGGTTGCGGTCGATGAAGCCCGTTATGCAGCCTTCGATGCGCTGCGCTCCCATCCCGGCCTTGCCGGCCTGATCGTCGGTGACGGCATCGTCGCCCGCGACGCCCAGGAAGCGCTGGCATTCATCGTGTCGCAGCTCGCCTACACCGAATCGCAGGTGTTCGAGCGGCAATACACGCCGATGCAGTACGAGCAGCTGCTGCCCATCAGCTACGAGGCTGGCGAGTTCGCCGACTCGATCCGCTACGAGATTTACGACTACGCGGGTCGCGGCAAGCGCACCTCCGGCAAGGGCCGCGACATCAACCTGGTCGATGTGGCCTACGCCGACAAGTCGTTCCCGGTCCTGAACGGCGACATCGGCTACGACTACACCACCGAGGAGCTGCGCCGCACCGCCTTCCTGCGCCGCCCCATCAGCGAACGCAAGCTGGCCGCTGCCATCGACGGCTACCGCCGCCACATGAACGACGTCGGCCTGTTCGGCGAGTCCTCGTCCGGCATCACCGGCCTGTTCAACAACGCCAACGTGCCGCAGGGCAATGCCCCGGTCGGCGCCTGGCAAACCGGGCCGAAGACGCCGGCGCAGATCCTCTCGGACATCAACACCATCATCCTGAACGTCTGGACCAACACGGCCTACAACGACCAGGTGACGGACATCGTGATGGCCCCGGGCGCCTACGCCTACATCGCCAGCACCCCCCGCTCCGACAACAGCGACAAGACCATCCTCCAGTACATCAAGGAGAACAACGTCGCCAAGGTCGAGCGCGGCCAGGAAATCCGCTTCCAGCCCGGTTTCGGTCTGGACACCGCGGGCGCCGGCAGCACCCGCCGGATGATGGCCTACGTGAAGTCCGACACCCGTCTGGTGATGCACGTCCCGCTCGCGCTGCGCTTCCTCGCGCCGCAGCTGGTCGGCCTCTCCGTGCAGGTGCCGGGCGAGTACAAGTACTCGGGCGTGGAATTCCGCTACCCGAAGTCCGCGTACTACATGGACGGCATCTAAGCCGGCCGGAACCAACCACAGCGGGCGGCCCTTCGGGGTCGCCCGTTTCCACTTCAGGAGCAAGGAAACATGGCAAAGATCACCATCGAGAACACCCGCGAGCACGACATCACCATCAACGCCACCGGCGAAGACGGCGTCGTGCAGGTCACTGTCCCCGGCGCCCGTCAGGACCCGGCCGACAAGAACAAGCTGGTCCATGGCCGCGCCGAGGCCGACGACGCCTTCGTCACCGCCGCCAAGAAGAACCCGGTCGTCACCCACTACTTCGAGGAAGGCTGGCTGCGCATCGCCAAGCAACCGGCCAAGGAGCCGGCGAAGCAGGAACCGAAGCAACCGGCCAAGGAGTAAGCGGCCATGACCCCGTCCGAGTTAAAGACTCAATTCCCGGAGTTCGCGGCCGAGACCGACGAGCGCGTCCAGCTCTTCATCGACCGGGCGGCGCCGCATTTCGACGTCGAGCGCTGGGGCGATCTCTACCCGGACGGGGTCGCCTATCACGTCGCCCACGAGCTGGCGCTGGCCAACGCACAGACCGCCCAGGGCGGCGGCGTTCAGGCCATGACCAACGACAACCTGAGCAAGAAGGTCGGCGACGTGCAGGTCACCAAGGATGCCGGGCTGCTGGCCAAGCAGGCCGACAACCCGTTCTACCGGACCCTCTACGGCCAGAAGTACCTCTACCTGCGCCGTCAGGTCGGCATGGGAGCGCTGTCCGTATGAGCCGCCATGCCTCCGTGTCCGTGAAGGTGCTCAAGGACATCGACCCGAAAGCCCTCGACCGGCTGCGCCAGCGCCTCGTCGGCGACAACCGCGTGGTCAATGTTGGCGTGCCGGAAGGGAAGCGCGAGGAAGACGGCACACCGGTGGCGATGATCGCCGCCGTCCATGAGTTCGGATCGCCGTCGCAGGGCATCCCCGAGCGGCCGTTCCTGCGGGTGGCCGTCCAGCGCAACCGGCAGAAGTACGTCCGGCTGAACCGGATCAACCTCGTGAAGATGCTGCGCGGGCAGGCGACCGTCGATCAGGCCCTCGGGCAGCTCGGCGAAATGGCCAAGGGCGACGTGCAGACCGAAATCCGGAGCGGCGATTTCGCACCGCTCAAGCCGGCCACGATCAAGCGCAAGGGCAGCTCCCGGCCGCTGATCGACACCGGCCAGATGGTGCAGAGCATCGCCTGGGAGCTGGGAGACAAGAACCATGATTAACGTCGCCGAACTGATGCGCGACCCGGACATCGCGCAGCCCTTCCAGGTCGAGCGCGCCGGCGGCGCCTTCGACGAGGGCGAATGGGTGCCCGCGGCGCCCACCGTTCTGAACCTCGTCGGGATCGTCCAGCCGGCCAAGCGCGAGGACATGCTGGCCATCCTCCCCGAAGGCGCCCGCCTCGGGAACATGATCGTCGTGTTCTGCGATCAGGAGCTGCGCATCGACAACGCCGATGACCAGCGCAGCGACGTCGTCGTCTGGCACGGCCAT